CTAGGTGTTTTCTTTCGAACTTCCCATGCTCTGATGGGAAAGAACCAGACCACCCTTCCAATTTGAAGTTAGGTGCGCTTATGAGGCGGTTGGCTGTTGCTCCGCACTCACACTTAAAACCTGTTGTCTCATAATCAACAAGTCTTTCAGTTTTATGCCCGTTTTCACAGGCAAAATCAAATAGTCTTTTCATTCAATTCCTCAAATGCTCTTTCGCTGACCTCTTTCAAGGTTCTCAGCCATGTGAGTATTGACAATTCGCCCTTCTTGAAATGCAAGGACTTTTCGTCAGGGATTGTACTGATATTGTTCAACGATTCAATCATTGTGTCAATATCTTCCATTAAGTCTTTCCAACCCTCTTTTGACATCAAGTCAAAGCGGGCTTCATAGTACTTTTGCAGTTCTGGGGTCACTTGGCTTCCAAAGCCACCACACGGGCGGTTAGTGCTGTGATTGTTGCTTGCTGTTCTTGCATTGCTTTAATAAGCATTGGTACAAACACGCTGTACTTAACCGACTTGGTTGTTGTTCCAAGGTCGTTGCCTTCTTCATCTCTATCTGGTGATTCTTCAACCATCGCAGGAAACACTTGCTCTAATTCTTGAGCAATAACACCAAGTTGCTTGTGCGTTGGGTCAGACTTTAGATTGTAATTACGCACCTTTACTTGCATCAATGAGTCAAGTTTTGGTGTAGCGTCAACAATATTTTCTTTTAGTTTGACATCAGACAATGAACCATAACTATTATTAGTATTTTGGACATTTCCATTTGCTTGAACTCGAAAAACGACTGAACTTACTTGTATGCAGTTTATAAAGTTATATTCTGTTGTTGCACTACCCCTAGCGCATCTCATAACAGTAACATCATTTCCATAGCCACCATTACTTGCATTGAAGTACGCACCAGCAGATGATCCCCCTGATTGGACTACACCAAATTTTTCGCTACTGCTTTGTGATGTAGTCCCCACCAGCAAGTTACCGCTAGAGGTAAGACGCATATTTTCTGACCCTGTTGCGTAAAAGGTCATGTTTCCAGATGGGTAGACTCCAATCCTGTATTCACTACTGTTGTATCTAAATAGATTTTCTCCGTAGTAAGTGCCGTTATCACCTAGTCGAATTGTTCCGCTTTGTGCGCCATCTGCCGAATCAGAAACATTTAATCTAGCATTAGGTGAAGTAGTACCAATCCCCACAGTCTGTGAAGTATTAACAGTAATCGCAGTAGTGCCAGCAGACTGCAAAGTTAGCGCAGTAGCAGATGCAGATGAAAGTGAACTGATAACTGGTGTAGTTAGAGTTTTGTTTGTCAGAGTATCTGTTGTTGCCCGACCCACCAAGGTATCTGTTGATGTTGGTAAGGTCAAAGTACCAGTATTCGAGATTGTGCTGATTACAGGAGCAGTCAGGGTCTTGTTGGTCAGAGTGTCTGTCGTTGCCTTACCAACCAAGGTATCAGTTGCCGCAGGAAGTGTGATGGTAGTTGTACCAGCCACCGCAGTTGCTTGCAATGTGGTTGTCCCTGAAGTCGAACCAGAGAGGTCAATTGCATTGGGTTTTAGGGTTACTGTCGTTGCCATATTTTTCCTTTATGGTGTTCCATTTGCAATAATATTAGTTGCTGAAGTAATCACTCCAGTTGAAGACATTGAGGCGATTGTAGTTGCGCCATATTTAAACAGCAACTTGCCACCCGATTCTTCAATCGTGAAGTTGGTGGTCAGCAACTTAGGCGTTGATGCCGCAGTTCCCGTAGTGTTTTGGTTAAACGTTGGAAATGCTGTAAGGGATGCCGCTGAACCTGTTGGCGCAAGAACATCCGTACCAATGACCAATCCAAGGTTTGTCCTAGCACCTGATGCAGTTGTGTCACCCGTTCCACCATTGGCAACCGCCACAGTACCAGCCAAGGTAATAGTGCCAGTTGTGGTTATTGGGCTACCAGTAACAGTCAATCCTGTCGTACCGCCCGATAAGGCCACGCTTGTAACTGTTCCTGTTCCCGAACTGACATTGATAGTTACATCATCGCCAGAATTTGTAGCCGTTACTGATGCGCCAACAAAATTTATCTTCTTGACACCACTTGTGATGCTTGTGCCTTCGTCTAGGATAGCTACCGCCCCATTGGTGGACATGGTGCTGATAACTTTGATCTTCTCTGCCAAGTCTGGAGCAACCACCTCTCCCACATTGATCTCTTGACCAGTAGACAAGGTAATAACCAACGAGCCATCAAAGTCAATCTGAGCATTGGAGACAGAAACACCATCTTTGCCGTCTATCCCGTCTTTTCCATTCAGACCATCTTGCCCATTCTTGCCATCTATCCCTTGGCGGCCATCTGCACCCTTATCGCCCTTGTCTCCCTTGTCACCTTTTTCAGGAACAATCGACTTGGCAACTTCTAGTTGTGCTGTGACCTTGTTTTCCATCACTTTGATGGCTTCAACAATCAGGTCTACATTGTCTTGAACAGCTTTTTCCTCTTGCTGGCGCATGGCCACCAAGGTTTCTTCCATCTTGGTGATGGCAGCCAACTTCTCATCAAAAGATGAGTCATTTGACTCAATGCTTTGGATAAGTTCCTTGATATTAGCCATTATTTAAGCCATTTGTCAGTTTAGTAAGGAAGTCTTGCTTGACCTGATTCTGTGAATTGACCTTATCTGCCATCTGTAACTCAACAATCTTAGATTTGTTCTTGATGTCAGCTTCTTTCAGCATCAAATCAGCAATCTTGACTCGCTTATCAAACTCTTTGGATGCCATATCATCCTGATTTGGCAGATTCTTGGTGGCCGCTGCCATCGCTTTGGCTTGCGCCTCCTGCGGGAGCAGCTGTGCCTCGACTGTTAACTTGGTAGCCTCTGCCCTATTTTGTTCTGCCTGAGTAGTCTGAACCGCAATCTGCGCTTGCGCTGCTTGCATGGCCAACTGCTGTTGCACTTGTTGCATTTGTTGCGCTTGTGGGTCAGGTTGCATCATCTCATCTAACTTGGCCATCAACTCCATTCTGTTAGACAAACTGCTGTTTCCAATAATTCCTTTAAGCAAAATAGGCAAAACAGGAGTATTTGCACCCAAAGTCTGCAACAAGCCAATGAATTGCTGTTGCTCATACTCTCTAGCAATAATGCCAAGGGTTGCAGTTGGAATGAAGTTCATATCGACAGAAGGGTAACGCTCTGGATCGAACTGCATATACCTAAATGCTGCCTTCTTGATGAACGGAATCAAGAAATCCTCTTGGAAGTTCACCAAAGTGCGTTTGTACTTCTTGATGATGGATGCAACTGCCATAGACATACCGCCTTGACCACCATCACGGGCTACATTGCTAATCATGCCTTGGGAATCCAATGTTCCAGTAGCTTGCAACAACATACGCTCAAAGTCTTTAGCCGTTGCCAAGTTGTTGGGGTCAGTTTGACCAAACTTGAATGGGTAAAGAATCTCAGAAGGTGCGCCATTGGTAAGGATTGCCTTGCCAGGCTTTACCTCAAACTTCATTCCTCTTGGCAGACGGGTAGCATCCATAGCAATCATGGGGCTAGTGGTCAAAGCCAAGGAATCTAAGTGTGAGCGAGTCTGAGCATCAATAGCCTTTTGCATATTGAACGCTTTTTCTACTGTTCCTCTACCCAATAAACGATTAGGAACTGTGTCATCCTGATAAGTTAGAACTGGGCGATCCTTCATCATATAAGGATTCGCTTCAGCCTTTAGCAGTTGCCCATCGTTGGCTATGACAACAATGGCTTCTACCAAGTCAGCATATTCTTCTGCCTCAGAGTTATCTGGGAAAAGGTCAACAATGTCTTTATTCTCTTCAAGATTTTCTAGGTATTCCCTTGGCACTAAGCCATAGTAGGTCAGGAGAAGAACCTTCTCATCTTGGTATTGGCTAACCTCTTGGGTAGGCTCAAGGTCAGAATCGTCACCAGTAGTGGTAATGTTTACCTTACGATAGATACCAGCCTCGATGCCTTGGACAACCTTGTGGATAGAGACATACTTCTCGATGGCCACTCCCATGCAGTCATCAACGCTTGTGCCATTTGGATCGAATAAGAAGTTCTTGGGGTTGATTGGCATGATCTTCACACCAATTCTGTTTCTCTCCAAAACTCCAATAGCTGCTTGGCCAACTTGGTTAGGGATTGGCTGAGTGGCTGGAACGTACTCTTTCTCAGTCTTGACAATAATCTCACCTATGCCTGTGCCATAGATTTCAGCCATCAGTTCAATCTGATCAATGGCTTTCCTGATTTTGTCTTTCTTGAAGTCTTCTGTAAGTTGACGCTTGATCATCTCAATGTCTATGGGGTTGCCATTGACATCTTGAATATTGTCTTCAATGTCAAAGAAGTCACCCTGACCAAAGATCGCTTCTATGATCTCAGCATGGCGAGTCTCAACTGCTTGCTGTGTAGCTGGAGTCACAATACGTGAACGCTCAGATTCACGGGTCTTGTCTTCTACCGCCCATTCACCACGGAAAATGCGCTCGTACTCCAGCCAATCGGGAAGGAAGTTGGTATCTCTGTAATCACGCCAGCGATCACAATGGTCAACAACAAAGGCAGTTAAGTCTTTGTCAGCCTGTGTAGGCTCATCGTAACTACCCTGATCTTCGATCTTCACTTCTTTATCTGTTGCCATTTGTTATCCTCAAACACCAGAAATTATATCTATAGGCTCCCACTCATCTTCTTCTATGCTTTCAAAGTACGAGGTAACAGCCAATTGATCTATGTAACTTAGCGCATCTGGCAAATCATCATGCACTCCAATGGCGGGAAATAAAAGAAGTTGATCTTTAAATTCATCCCAATCCTCCTCAGAGTTCAGCACAATACGCCCATGCTCAAATCGACCTTGGAG